GGCTGGCCTCCCTTCACCTGCTTTAGCGTCAGATTTCCGCAAAAAACCGCGCCAGTGTCTATGTAGTGCTGGTTCCAGAAAGATTTCGGGCTGTTTACTGGCGTATGCCCGAAAATAAAGCTATCTGCACCAGTGATCATTCCACCAACACCATCAACCGCGTCATAAAATCGCTCACGCCGCCAGGTAACATTGAGATCGCTAACAGGTTTACCAAACTGGTATTCGTTATCAGGATAGTCGGCATGGGCTATAACGATAGTTTCATGCCCGGTGTTCAACTCAATGATATAGGGTAAACGTCTTACCAGCTCCACCAGCGCCCTGGCTAATATTTCCCGATCAGCGTCCAGCATGAAGAACCATTGGCCGCCATTCATTAGCCAGTTATTCACGTTGCCTGCGGGGCTTAACGCATCGATCATTAATCGCTCGTGGTTTCCCATAACCGACCGAAACCAGGGCATCTGCAATAGCTCCAGGCATTCAACATTTTCGGTGCCGCGATCGATAAGGTCGCCAACCGATATCAGTAAATCCTGTGTCGGGTCAAAGTCCACACGATGAAGTTCAGACATCAATCTGGTGTAGCAACCATGCAGATCACCAACAACCCATATGTTTCTGTAGCCTGAACCATCAATACGGCTATATAAATTCACTTCATGCAGCGCCTGGGTCATGCGGCAACCTTCTCCCGCAGCCAGATACAAACCGGGCCATCTTCAGTGTCATGAATAGAGCCAACAAACCATCCTTCGCCCTCTGGTCGCTCTGGTTCCCAGGCGGCAATATCGGGACCATCTGCGTCCAGATTAAAATGATCTTCATCCATACTGCGAATAGTCCACTGAAGATTATTTTCCTTCATCCAGGCGTCAAATTCCTCAGTGGATATATATTCACGACCTGCGCAAAACTTTTCATACTCCGGATGTGTCCAGCAGCCATATTCATCACGTTCTACCGGCATTTCTTTAATGATGCTCACTCTTCATCCTCCAAGTCGGCAACGGCCTCCATCACATCAGAACCGCGAATAACCTCAAAAGCACGGCAGGCCATTTCAAACACCTGTTGTTCTTGCGGATGCGGTGACTCCCAATACTTAAAACCAGGTCGATGCTCGTAACCCAACATGGAATAAAAATCGCCAGCAAGTTCAATCGCGGCATCAACAAGTTCGCGATTTGTCATCGTCTGTTCTGTCATTTTGTTTTCTCCTGTCTGAACATCACTATCATCAGGTCGCCTTTTGTCGCTATCCTGGCTGTTGTACCTGGTTCAATGCGGCTAAGCTCAAATGCGTCATAGAACGCTTCTAATGCCTTCTGGCGTAGTTCCTGTTTGCGCCGTTTTTTCCACTGTTTTAGGAAAATGGAACCCAGCCATCGCCATGTACGGGACATGATGTAAAGCCAACCGAGAAGTGCCAGACCGGTATTTAGGAGCGTATCGATCGTTATTGTCGTGTCGATATTCACTTGCTGCTTCCTCTTCGAAGCTCATCGGCAAAGTCAGTTGCATGTTCACCGAGTAGTTTCCAGTTATCGCGTATATCAGATGCAAGCGACTGTGCGGATTTTGAGTTACATTTCTGTGCAAACATCTCCAATCCCTGCGCCCGCACTTCAGACAGGAAAGAGTCGGTGGCTGGGGTTTCAACACGGATGCTGTCGCGCAAGATGAAAAATGCATTGAGCATTCCTGTCTCTGGCACTTCATCCTGATGTTTCTCATACGCATCAAGAGCCTTCATCATCTCAGCTCCGAATGGTTGAGGGTGCACAGACTTCAGCTCCGCATTCTCCGCCGCCAGCACCGCGCGTTCGCTCTCCAGTTCTGTAATGCGCCGTCTTGCAGCATCCAGTTCAATCGACAATTTTTCCAACTGCTCTTTATACTTCTTGTATTCCTGATATGCGTGCCAAGACTGACCTTTGCGCACACTATCCGTGATATCAGTAATCTGTTCTGGTGTTAGCGTGGTCAGTGGCTGTGCTGGGAAAATCAGCACTTTCCCGGCATCCCAATCAAAACCCACCTGAATTGACTGAACCTCAACTGATGGTGTTGAACCGATGCGACCAGGCGAATGAACAACGATCGTTACATCCATATCGCGACGATGGCTGTGGTTGTTGGACAAAATACGATTCACCAACTCCGAGAATTTGGAAAATTTCATGCTGATTCCCTTTGCTCTTCCTGGATAATGTTGTTGCAATCTTTCACGCACTCGTTGCAGATGAAAACGTTGTCCCCGGCAATTAACTTTTTAACGGTGTGCTGGGATTTGTTGCAGAAGCTGCAATAAAGCGTTGGACTGGCTGATACGGATGGTGCGCCAGATGTCAGCCGCGCGATGTCGTTCTTGCGACGCAATATCACACGGCTGCACTCGACCAGCATCTCCGGGGATATATCCTCCTCCGTGGCGAGCGCCTCCAGACGTTCGAGCAAGCGAAATACTTTTTCCTGGGTGATTGCAGAATGCGATGTGGTCATCTCACTCTCCTTTGAGGCGAATGCCTGTTGCAATGCTGTTTATGATGCTGTCAGTGCATGGGGTAGAAAGCTGGGCATCTCCAGCAATTTTCATGACCTCAACATCTGCATATCGAATACCGAGGTGTATCAGACCGGCTATGCCTGACTTAAGCCGAGCATTTTCCATAAATAGAACCTTTGCCCGCTGTTTTTCTGCTTCAAGCTCAACGCGCAGCTTCCCTACCGTTAGCGCAATATCCTCGTTCTCCTGGTCGCGGCGTTTGATGTATTGCTGGTTTCTTTCCCGTTCATCCAGTAGTGCCAGCACGGTTTCTGGTCCGGCCAGAAATTTGAAGGCGTTGAGCGCATCAATATCCACACCGTAATCTTTAAGTTCCTGTTCACTTAACAAATCATCATCAGCTGGCAACATTAACAGGCGTTCCATTGCTGGAATTGCACGTTCCGCCGCCTCACGCAGTGCCTGGTAATTAATTTCGCTCACTGGTTGCCTCCTTTGCGAAGCTGGGCAGCGAACCTATCAGCTGCATCCGCGCAAGCAGAAGCAACGGAATCAAAAAATGGATCATCTCCTGTATCGCGCATCGTCAAAGCGAATGCCTCCACCCCTTGTGCCTGTATTTCTACAAGGGATGCCTTAGATGTAGTGCTTTTCGCCTCGCCTAATTCGTTATGAGCGATGTTCGCTATACATGCGATGTCTATATCTGGATGATTAATTGGGCAATGGCTAAGAATTGCCTCAAGTGCTGCTTTTTTGTTTTGGCATTCCGCCACCAGCGCCCCGCAATTGCTTTCCAGCTCTGCAATACACTTTTTAGCGGCCTCCAGCTCAACACGCAGATTCTCAAGCGTTAGAGCCATCTCCACGTTCTCGTCCAGCAGTTCAATCACATCAGGATCGCTATCATCAACTACTGTTATGCGCGATTTTTTGTAATGCTCGTCAGCATAAGTTCGTCCAGTTTTGAAGCATCCGTCGTCCTCCATGCCGGAACAGGCATAAACAACATGTGATCCAGATATGCGCTGCATTGACATTTCCTCGCCACAAACAGAGCATTTAGGCGCTGGTTTCGGTGAATAACGTTCACGTAACGGATAGTAAAGCTCGCTCACTGGATGACTCCTTTACGAAGCTGTTCAGCGATATCTTCGAGAACGCCATCAGAGAATGAGCGGTCAAAATCTCCTTCCGGCGCATTAGCCATAAAATCAGTAGAGGTAAGAATCATCCGGGCAATATCCGCGGCGTTCTTCGCAGTATCATCAATAAAACCAGCTTTCCAGGCAGCCAACATTCTGTTCGCCACAAAGTAAGCCCCTTCCTTGCGTGCTTCAGTCTTCATTTCATCCAAGAAAGCGTCGGTCGCAGGGGTAGGATTTTGTGGTGATAGGGCGACACGAATTGTTTCAAGAGCTGGATCTATTTCCGCTGTTGGCATCTGGATAAAACCAAGCAGCACGCCATTCATGATGAACGTGCGGCGGTCCTCACATATCGCCTTCAGTGTCGCATTCTCTGCCGCCAGCGCCGCGCGCTCTTTCTCAAGTCGGGAAATTTCCGTTACATACTCAGCGTTACGCTCTGCCAGTTGTGCGGGCGTTAAACCTTCAGACTTCATGCACTCTCCTTTCGAAATAAACGTACTGATTAATCATGCCCAGGGGCATTTCGAGCTTTTCTGCGATCTCACGGCGGGGAACGCCACACTGATGAAGCTGCCGCGCCAGCTCTATATCGCTCTGCCGGTATTTGGCTGACTGGTGAAAGTCACCTTTCAGAATCATGCTGATCCGCAATTGCCGCGCTTTAGTCCTGACAGCACCACCGGTACGCCCGATCAGTCTCCCAATACCCTCGACTGTCATAGTCCCGGCGCACTGGCGGAGTATCATGATTTCTGCCCTTCCCCATCCCCGCCAGCTCACGCAGAACTCCTTCTAACCAAAAGAACGCCATCTTCAGAAACAATGTTGCAGGACTTCAGGTAATTCATTGCCTCTTTCGGTAATGGATTCTTTGGATCGGCGCTTGCCAGGGATTTCGATAACCTCATGATAAATTTGATCATTACCTTCTGACGGAGCTTGTGCTCATGAGATGCAGACAGGTAATAGGAAATGGTATGAGCTAAACGCTCACGAAGCTGTTCTGTGCCGTGATATACAGCAGCGATATCACGCAGTGCATTGACCAGTTCCCGGTAAATATGCGGAGCAACCTGACATTCAATGTTGGTTGGTGCCTCATAAATTACATTCAGCCCCAGCTTTTGAGCCAGCTCGTGCTCTGCACGAGCGCCAACTGATTCCTCCCACCCCTTGAGCAAATAGACCGCATTAGCCGAACGCACCATTGCAAGGCAAATATCCATGTATTCGCTCTGGCAGAGGCCAGCAGGTAACAGCGCCGGATTCAGAACAATATGCCCTACCTCCATCAGCTCTTTTGCTTTCGAAAAAAACGCTGTGCGGTTGTAGTCGGGATAACCAGTCATCGGACCCGCGATGTAAATTTTCATAATGCGTTTTGACATCAAAGTTTCCCCAGGAACGTTACGCAAAAGTTGATGAGAGCAAAGAGTTCAATGCCCAGCTCAAACAACGCCAGGACAGTGAAAAACAGGGCATATAGCAACCCAATTTCTGTACCGGATTGCTGGTGGATTGCACTTATTGCGACAAGCATCATGACCTCCTGATATAGCGTCTGAAAAAAGTATCTTCATTTTGTGTTAGAAAATCAATTTTGATTTTCTAACATGTTTGATCAACCATAGCGGCGATGTAGACAAACCGGGTATTTCTATGAAGCAAAGCTATTGGGAGAAACAGACACAAAAAGCCCTGCAAAAACTGGCTGATCCGAAATGGCGGGAGGAACAAAGGGCAAAGCGTCTTCAGCAAGCTCAACGCCAGCAGCAGCGTGCGCGAGAAAAAGCCGCATCGCCTGAATATCGGCAAAAGAAAATTGAAAAAGCGAAGCAATATGAACAGCGAAGAAAAGAGAAGGCCGCTTCTGCTCCTGTCAAAAAAACTCGCGCGTCACGCGGCCTGAAAGGCAGAACACTCACAGCAGATGAGCGCCGGATACAAACTGCCATCGGTGCTCTCCCCTGCATTGCCTGCCATATGCACGGACAGCATAGCCCTGTGGTATCCCTGCACCACATCTTCGGAAGAACAGCAGAGAACGCGCATAAATACGTCCTCCCTTTGTGTAAATGGCACCATCAACACGCAGCGCCAGCAGAGATCCGCGAGCAATACCCCTGGTTGGTTCCTGTTCATGCTGATGGAAAAATAGGCGGCAAAGCAGATTTCAGGCGGCACAATGCTGATGAAATGACGTTGTATCAGATGGTGTCTGAATTAATAAATTAATTTTCTAACATTTTAAGTTGAATTGTGAGATCCACCGTTGTACATTCACAACCGATTGGTACACCGGTCAACTTTTTGAGACAAACCGTTTGGTTTTTCGTATGATGGCCGCCGCCATACCAATGGCGGTGCAATATAGGTGGCTGAAAAGCCCCCGTTGACTCACGGTGTTCCAACCTTTATTGCGCCGCCACCAGACCGTGGAACAGTCGATGGCGGCTCCGAAAGCAAGGAGTCACTACACTATGAACAGCTACTGTCTTTTCCCATCACTCGTTGTCCGCCACTCACGCGATAATCTGCATTCTTTACTCGCGCTGGGGGTGTCAAAAATGACCGTTCGCTATCTCAACTTTCAAATCCAGAACATCACTGGCGGTTGCTATGACTGGTTTGTCACTCTCGGAAAAGAAGTGATCACCGGAAAGCTGGATGAAGTGAAAGCTAAAGCAATGGCCTACGCCTGCAAGCAAGCCCAAAAGAAGAAAAGAAAAGCATAATAAAACACACAGTTGCGCCCTGGCATTATCGTGGGGTATATTTCTACGGCACCTTAGAAAAACGGGTGCCGGGATTGGTCTCCCGGTAATGTCAAAGGCGACACATAGACGCCGCAAGCGTCTTTTTTGTTGTCGGCGCACTCGCACACCTATCAATGGTGGGCTGTGTGGTGGCTTCCTCGGAAGCGCCGGTTCCCTTTGACGCCGGTAAGACCAACTCCGCAC